GTCATTTTTTCGCGTGCGCGTTATTGGGTAGGGGGGGGTTAGAGTGCAGGTTGAGATGATCGCGGTGGAAGCGCTGGTGCCGTATGCAAGGAACACCCGCACCCACAGCGATGCGCAGATCGCGCAAGTCGCCGCGTCGATTTCCGAGTTCGGCTTCACCAATCCGGTGCTGATCGACGGCGACGGCGGGATCATCGCCGGGCATGGACGGGCGCTGGCCGCGAAGAAGATCGGCATGGCCGAGGTGCCGTGCATCCGCCTGGGCCACCTCAGCGACGCGCAGAAGCGCGCCTACGTCATCGCCGACAACAAGCTGGCGCTGAATGCCGGGTGGGACGAGAAGATGCTGGCGCTGGAGTTCAAAGACCTGCAGGGTCTGGACTTCGACCTGGCGCTCACCGGCTTCGACCTGCAGGACATCAACGCCATCCTGGCCGCCGACGAGGCCACGCCGGAAGGCAAGACCGACGCCGACGCCACGCCTGCGGTGCAGGCCGAGGTGGTGACGCATCCGGGCGACGTGTGGGTGCTCGGGAGTCACCGCATCATGTGCGGAGACTCGACCGATTCCGAATCGGTTGCGATGCTGATGAACGGCCAGAAGGCCGCTCTGATGCAGACAGACCCGCCGTATGGGATCGCCTACGTCGAGAACGCGAAGTCAAAGGGACAATCCGTCGCTCATGCAGACATCGAGAACGATGATCTGGATGGCGAAAAGCTACAGGCATTCCTGGAGGCGATGATCCGCGCGGCGGTGCCTTCGCTTGACGACCACGCAGCCTATTATTTGTGGCACCCGATGCTCACACAAGGCACGTTTTTTGCTGCTGCTGCTGCTGCTGCTGACATTCTTATCCACAGGCAGGTGATCTGGGTGAAGCCGTCGATGGTGTTCGGTCGCGGCGACTATCACTGGCAGCACGAGCTGTGCTTCTATGGATGGCGCAAAGGCAACCGCCCGCCGTTCTACGGGCCGCGCAATCAGACGACGATCTGGAACATCGGCCGCGAAACGAGCAAGGATCACCCGACGGCAAAGCCGGTCGATCTGTGGAAGCCGCCGATAGAGAATCACACCAAGCCTGGCGAGATCATGTACGAACCGTTCAGCGGAAGCGGGTCGCAGATCATCGCCGCCGAGCAAACTGGCCGCCGCTGCTACGCGATGGAGCTGTCGCCGCAATACGTCGACGTGGCCGTCCGCCGCTGGCAGCAGTTCACCGGCAAGATCGCCGTCCTCGAATCCACCGGCCAGCCGTTCCCGGCTGATCTTGAAAAGGCCGCATGATGCAAGGCCGCAAGCCGACCCCTACCGCGCTGAAGCTGCTGACCGGCAATCCGGGCAAGCGGCCGGTGCGCTTCGATCAGTTCGCGCCGGAGGCGAAGATCCCGCGCTGCCCGGCCGAGCTGAAGGGCGAGGCGCGCAAGGAGTGGAAGCGGGTCACCGTCGAACTGCACCGCTACGGCATGATCTCGGAAGTGGACCGCGGGCTGCTGGCGATGCTGTGCAACACCTGGGCGCGCTGGGTGGAGGCCGAGCGGATGATCGCCAAGATGGCGGCCACCGGCGGGCAGGGGTTGTTCGTGAAGACGCCTAACGGCTTCCCGGTGCAGTCGCCGTGGGTGGCGGTGTCTAACAAGGCGATTGAGACCTACAAGTCGCTGTGCACCGAGTTCGGCCTGTCGCCGTCGGCCCGCACCCGCATCGCGCCGCAGACCACACAGATTCCGCTGCCCGGCCTCGAGGTCGTCGGCGGCACGGAGCACGCGCCGCAGCCGCTGAACACGCTGCTGAAGTAAACCCATGACGTTTTTTGAACGCGCTGTGCGCTACGCGCAGCGCGTGATCGCGGGCGAGGTTGTCGCCTGCAAACTCACGCGCCTGGCCTGTGAGCGATTCCTGAAGGACCTGGCCCGCACGGACTGGAACTGGCGCTTCGACGAGGCGCTGGCCACGCGGGCGTGCACGTTCATCGAGCACCTGCCGCACATCAAGGGGCAGTGGGCGCGGCAGCGGTTGAAGATCACGCTGGAAGACTGGCAGGTGTTCATCGTCTGCAACCTGTTTGGCTGGGTGGACAAGGACACCGGGCTGCGGCGCTTCATCACCTGCTACCTGGAGGTGGCGCGCAAGAACGCGAAGTCGACGCTGGCCGCGGGCATTGCGCTCTACATGCTGGCTGCGGACGGCGAGCCGGGCGCGGAGGTGTACAGCGCCGCAACCACCGGAGACCAGGCGCGCATCGTGTTCGACGTGGCCCGGCAGATGGTGCTGCGCGAGGCGGACTTCGTGCGGGGCGGAATCGACCCGCAGCGGCACGGGCTCTACATGCCGGAAGACGCGCGCAAGTTCGAGCCGCTCAACGCAGAAGGCTCGACGCTAGACGGTCTGAACCCGCACTGCACCATCATCGACGAGCTGCACGCCCACAAGCGGCGCGACGTCTACGACGTGCTCGACACCGCACGCGGCGCGCGCGACCAGAGCCTGCTGGCCAGCATCACCACAGCCGGCAGCGACCGCGCGGGGATCTGCTACGAGCAGCGCGCCTACGTCGTCAAGGTTCTCGAAGGGGTGTTTGCAGACGAACGCTACTTTGGCGTGATCTACACGCTCGACGATCAGGACGACTGGACAGACCCTGACGTGTGGCCGAAGGCAAACCCCAACTACGGCGTTTCGGTGCTGGTAGAAGATTTCGAACGCAGCGCGCGCGAGGCAATGAACAAGCCGTCCGCGCAGAATAACTTTTTGACCAAGCGCCTCAACGTGTGGGTCAACGCCGATAGCGCATGGATGGACATGCGCGCTTGGGACCGCTGCGCCAACCCAGATTTGAAGATCGAAGACTTCGAAGGCGAAGACTGCATCGCTGCTTTCGACCTCGCAAGCAAAGTCGACATCGCCGCGCGGATCATGCTTTTCCGCCGCGACAAAAAATACTCCGTTTTCGGTCGCTACTACCTGCCAGAGCAGGCCGCAGAAGACGGCAGAAACAGCCAGTACAGCGGTTGGTCTAGGCTCGGCAAGCTCGTCCTCACCGATGGCAACGTCGTCGACTACGAGCGCATCGAGTCCGATCTGCTCGAAGACGCTGGCAGGTTCCAGATTACCGAGGTTCCCTACGACCCGTTCCAGGCCATGCAGTTCAGCCAGCGCATGATGGCAGAGGGCATGAACATGGTCGAAATGCGGCCCACTGTGCTCAACTTTTCCGAGCCGATGAAGGAATTGGAAAAGCTGGTGCTGGAAGGCAACTTCGAGCACGACGGCGACCCGGTGCTGACGTGGATGGTTTCCAACGTCGTCTGCCACCGAGACGCCAAGGACAACATCTACCCGCGCAAAGAGCGCGAAGAAAACAAGATCGACGGCGTCGTCGCGCTGATCATGGCGCTGGGGCGGCACATGGCTGGACATAAACAGGAACCGGAGCCAGGAATCATCTTCCTCTGACATGACCACACCCTGGGACGAAATCCAAACTCGCGCTAAAGAGCCCGGCAGCCCCATCCTCAACCGATGGCTGGCCGAGCGGCAGGCTGCGCGCGGCGTGCGTGCCGAAGGCTACACGGCCATGCCGGACATTCGCCGCGGCACCGAACTGTTCGAGTGGCTCTCCGGCGGCATGTCGTCTGCCGGCGTTGCCGTCACAGAGCAGACCGCAATGCGCGTGTCTGCCGTCTACGCCTGCGTCAACCTAATCGGCGGCGCGCTGGCAAGCCTGCCGCTGCCAATTTATGAGCGCACGCCGGACGGCCGCCAGCGCGCCGACCATGCCTACTGGTGGTTGCTGAATGAGCAGCCCACCGACACAATGTCGGCCGCCGTCTTCTGGGAATATCTCGCCGCCAGCCTGCTGCTCAACGGCGATGCGTTCGCCCGCATTCTGCGGCCGTCGCTCAGGTCGACGAAGGTCGACGGCCTTGAGCCCTATCCCAAGTCGCGCGTCACTGTCCACAAGCAGCACGGCCTGCTGTTTTACGAACTCTGGAACGAAGACCGCACGCAGGTCGAGATCGTCGAACAGGCCGACATGGTCCACATACCAGGCCCTGGCTTTGACGGAAAAAACGGCATGAGCCAGATCCGGCACGCGCTCAGAAACAGCGCCGGCATCGCGCTGGCTGCCGACGAATACTCCGCCGCATTCTTCAAAAACGGCGCACGCCCCGACTTCGCGATCGAAGTCGGCGGCAGCGTCAACGAGGAACAGCAGGAGATGCTGCGCCGGTCCTGGGCAGACAAGCACAGCGGCGTCGGGAAGTCGCACCTGCCCGCGCTGCTGGTCAACGGCGCCAAGGTCCACGAGCTGACCATGAACGCCGAAGATGCCCAGCTCATCGACACCCGCCGCTTTCAGGTCGAGGACATCGCACGCATCTTCGGCGTGCCGCCCTGGATGATCGGCCACACGCAGGCCACCACCAGCTGGGGCAGCGGGATCGAGCAAATGGGCATCGGATTTGTCAAATACACCCTGCAGCGCCACCTCGTTAAATTCGAGCAGGAACTCAACCGCAAGCTGTGGCCCACGCGCTCGCGCTACTTCGTCGAATTCACCACCGCCGGCCTCGAGCGCGGCGACTACAAAAGCCGTAACGAAGGCTACCGCATCGCCCTCGGCCGTGCAGGCGAACCCGCCTGGATGACCGTCAACGAAGTCCGTCGCATCGAAAACATGCCGCCCATCGAAGGCGGCGACACCATCCCGAAAGGAAACGCAGATGAAGCACCTGCTCAAACTCCTGGCTGACAACCGCGGGCGCGGATTCGTGCGTGCCGAAAAAGGCGTCGACGAAGCCACCGTCTACCTCTACGACGCCATCGTCTCAGACGACTATTGGGGTGGCGTGTCCGCCATCGGGCTGATCAAGGAACTGATCGCCATCGATGCCCCCGTCATTCACTTGCGCATCAACTCACCGGGTGGCGACGTGTTCGCCGCGCGCGCCATCGAGCAGGCCATCCGCGAACACCCAGCCACCGTTATCGCCCACATCGACGGCTATGCGGCCAGCGCCGCCAGCTACATCGCGCTGGCCGCCGACGAAGTGCACATCGCGCCGGGCGGGTTCTACATGATCCACAAGGCATGGACGCTCGCATTCGGCAACGCCGACGACCTGATGGACACCGCCGCGCTGCTCGAAAAAGTCGACGAGTCACTCGTCAAAACCTACGCCGCCGCCACCGGGCAGAAACCCGAACAGATCCGCGACTGGATGCGTGCCGAAACCTGGTTCGACGCCGACGAAGCCGTGCAGCATGGGTTCGCCGACAAAATCGCCGATTCCTCGCCCAAGGCAAAAACCGAGTGGAACCTGGCCGCCTACGCCAACGCCCCGCGCCAGACCAGTGCCCCCGAGCCTGAACCCAAGCCGATCCAAGACGAGCAGAAGCAAACGGCCAACACCGATCACCTCAAGCGCCGGCTTGCGGTGGTCAGCGCATCCGCCTGACGCGTTCCCGCGCCAAGCAAACCAGCCGCCTTCGGGCGGTTTTTTTTCGCTCTCAACACAGGAGATCACCATGAAGAGCATTCAAAACCTGCGGGAACGCCGCTCCACCCGCGCCAAAGAACTGCACGACCTGCTTAACGCCAACCCCGGCGACAAGTGGAGTGCCGCCCACCAGGAAAGCTACGACGCCGGCATGGCCGAAATCGCCGCCATCGACGGCGAGATCGACCGCAATCAGGCGCTGATGGACCGCATGGCCGACGACGCCATGCGCGAGAACGTCGCCGGTTTGGCGGACCGTCACGCACACGACAAAAAATCTCCGACATCTACCCTGTTTGCAAAATGGGTGCGCGGTGGAGACAACGCGCTCACGGCAGAAGAGTGGGCCGGTATCCGCAACACGATGTCGACCACGACAGGCTCCGAGGGTGGCTTCACCGTCCAGAGCGATGTTGCCTCCACCCTGATCGAAATGCTCAAGAAATACGGTGGCATGCGCAGCGTGGCCGAAGTGTTCCAGACCGAGCAAGGCAATCCGCTGTCATTCCCCACGTCCGACGGCACCGCCGAAACCGGCGAGCTGATCGCGGAGAACGTCACCGCCACCGCTGCCGATCCCGTGTTCGGCACCGTCACGCTGAACTCCTACAAGTTCAGCTCCAAGATCGTCGCCGTGCCGTTCGAGTTAATCCAGGATGCCACCATCGACATCGAAGCCTTCGTCGGCGGCCGCCTCATGGAGCGGCTCGGTCGCATCACCAATACGTTTTTTACCACGGGCACGGGCACTGCCCAGCCGCGTGGCGTCGTCACCGGCGCGGCATCCGGCAAAGTGGGCGCCACCGGCCAGACCGCGACCGTCATTTACGACGACCTCATCGATCTGGTGCATTCCGTCGACCCGGCCTACCGTGCATCAGGCCGCTGCCGCTTCATGCTCAACGATTCCAGCCTCAAGATCGTGCGCAAGCTCAAGGACAGCCAGAACCGCCCGCTGTTCATTCCTGGCTACGAGCTCAACGGCCAGATGCCCGACACCCTGCTTGGCTACGAAGTCACGGTCAACCAGGACGTGGCGGCGATGGCGGCCAACGCCAAATCGATTCTGTTCGGCGACTTCTTCGCCTACAAGATTCGCGACGTGATGAACGCCACCCTGTTCCGCTTCACCGACTCGGCCTACGCCAAGCTCGGCCAGGTCGGATTCCTCATGTGGGCGCGCAGCGGCGGCAACCTGGTCGACACCACCGCCGTCAAGTACTACCAGAACTCCGCCACGTAACTAGAGAGTCCGGGGCCGGCAACGGCTCCGGGTTTTTCCATGAAGGGAAGAATCCTCACCGACATACCGCAAACCGGCTACAAGGCGGGCGATTACGCGGACCTTGATGAAAGAACCGCGCTCACGCTTGTTGATGTAGGTGCGTTTGATCCGCATGCGCCGTGGCCGGAAGTTACGCCACAAACAGGCGGGCTGGCCAAGCCTGCACGAAAGCCTCGCCCTGTCAAACACAAAGGGGAATGAACATGAAATACCTCGAAGGCAAACGCACCCACATCCTGGCAGCCAGCGGCGTCATCGCCGCCGCGCTGGCGTTCCTGGCTGGCGAAATGTCGCTGGCCGAGGCCATCCAGGCCGCGCTGGTCAGTGCCAGCGTGTCCACCCTGCGGATCGGCGTGGCGAAAAAGTAATCGTGGACCGCTCCACCACGCCAGATGCCCACGCCGCCCTCCGCCGCAAGCGTGACCCCGCCGACTCCGAAGCGCACGCGCACCGCCGCGCCGACGACGAAGGCGACATGGCGAGGCTTCACGTTCGCATCGACGACCTGGCCGGCATGGTGGGCGGCAATACTCGAGACATCAACCGCATCGATGGCACGCTCACCCAGCTGGCCAGCACCATGCAGGGCCTGACCGACAACACCGGCCGCCTGGCCGACGTGCTGGAGGCGTTGAACAACGTCAAGGGCTTTTGGTGGACGGTCAAGGCGATGAGCACGCTGACCAAGCTGATCATGCCGGTGCTGCTGCTGTTTGCCGCCGTGTGGCTGTTCGCCAAAACCGGGCAGTGGAAATGGCCATGAGACGCCTCACCGTCCACCTGCACCTGTGGTTCAGCGACATCGCCGCCGAAAACCATGACGACGCGGCGGACGCGGTAAAGCAGGCTCTGGTCGAAATGCACGACCACTGCCAGGCGCAGCTGGCCGAGGCGCTGGCCGAGATCGGCGCCACCGACGTGAAGCTGGAGACGATCGTTTTTTAGCATGGTCTGGCTGGCCTTCTGGGTTGGCAGCTCAGTGGGTTTTTTGATGGGAATGATCGTGTTTTCAATACTCAAGGGGAAATGATGCAGTTCGGGTTCCTGACCGCGTTGACCAGCACCAAAGTGCGCGAGGCATCAAGCCACGGCCGCGCCGCGTGGAAGCTGCTCACCGAACTGGCCTATCACAGCCGCGTGCATGGCATCTTCGTCGTGCCCGCCGGCTTCGTCACCGACTACGCCAGCGTGCCGCGCGTGCCATTCGCCTTCTGGCTCACTGGCGACACCGCCCACGCCAGCGCCGTGGTGCATGACTACCTGGTGCGCACGCAATACGCGCAATGCAGGATGAGCTGGGCGCAGTGCACCGAGGTGTTTTCCGAAGCGATGAAAGACGAAGGCGTGCCCGCCTGGCGCCGCATCATCATGGCCTGGGCCGTGGCCGGCGCCGACCCCGCCAACAAATGGGACGACGAATGAAAACGACCGCTTACCTCGCTGCCATGCTCACCCTGTCGCTGTCCGGCTGCGCCAGCTTCGACGCCGCCCAGTCCATCGCCGCCGACCGCACCGCGCGCGCCGCGGACGAATCCCGGCAAACCGCCGAGTGGACGCTATGCAATGCCATCAGCGTCGGCGCCTGGCGTCGTGCCTACGCCGCAGACCCCGCCCGCGCCGAAGGCTGGCGGCGCCTGTGCGCGCAGCCCTCCGGGGCACCTCAATGAGCGACCTCATCCGCCTCGACCGCATGGGCAGCCTGCCGTGGGGAACCTTCGGCACCCTGCGCCTGGCCGACGGCACCGCATTCCCCACCATCGAGCCCGCGTGGGAATACAACGCCAAAGGCAAAAGCTGCATCCCCGCCGGCGAATACCTGATGGAAATGCGCAACAGCCCCATCGTCTACCGCACCAGCGGGCAGGAATTCCACAAAGGCTGGGAGATCACCGGCGTGCCCGGCGGGCGCGACCTGATCATGATCCACCCCGCCAACTGGGCGCATGAGCTGCGCGGCTGCATCGCCCCCGGCCGCGCGCATGCCGTCGTCAAAGGCACGCCCGGCGTCACCGCCAGCCGCGCCGCATTCAAAGACCTGATGCACCGCCTCGCCCGCCGCGAGCAGTGGCGCATCGCAATCCGTTGGACCAACCCCGAAGGAGCCTGAAATGGCAGCAACAGTCCAGATCATCGAGAAAACCGGCGCCGGCGGCACCCCCACCGACAAGACCAGCGGCACCATCCGCTTCAAGAACGCCGACAACGCCACCGTCAACACCAGCAACCCCATGGTCAAGCCCGGCAGCGGCACCGACTACAGCTTCGAAAAGTGGCTGCGCTTCAACGTCACCGGCGGCACCTACACCGAGATCACCAACATCAAGGCCTACAGCGACGGCGCCAACGGTCTCGGCACCGGCGTCGGCCTCTACGCCAAGGCCGTGGCCAGCTACGCCACCCCGGCCGAGGCCACCGGCACCGCCGGCTATACGGACTTTTTCACGTACACCAGCGGCAGCGCGCTCAGCCTCGGCGCCGGCCCCTTCACCAGCACCGGCGAAAAGGGCGACCACCTGGTGATGATGATGGCCGTGGCCAGCACCGCCAGCGGCGGCGTCACCGCCAGCGAAACCCTCACCGTGGCGTGGGACGAGATCTGATGCACGAAATCACCACCGACGAAGCCGGCCATGCGCACGGCACCGACGGCACCCACACCCTGAGCCTGCTCGACCCCGCCGGCCGCATGTTCCGCCGCCGCGCCATCAAGGCTGTCGGCACCGAGGCCGCGCGCGAGGAAAACTGGCTCGTCGCCGAACTCAACGGCGTGCGCGTGTACCAGCGCGGCGCGGCGGTGATCGTTACCACGCAGGATATGTGGCCCTGAAATGGCGCTCGTACTTAAACACCAGACGGCGTCGCAGTTCGTCGCCCGCTTCCGTGAGGCGTATCGCAACGCCGACCGGGAACGCTTGGCGCGTCTTGCGAAGTGGCTGTTGGCACGTATAGCAGATGGCGACATTACCGACACCCAAGCGCGTAATGCTTTCGGCCTGACGGTGACGCAGTGGAACACAAGGAAAACGCAGATGGCTGACATTGTGGCGAAGTACGACGCCGTACAGGCGGCGAAGGGGGGCTAAATGCCTATCCAGACGCACACGCTCGAAACAACCCAGCAAGCCAACGGCAGCACGCACAATGTCTTGCGCATGTACGATCAGGATGGCAAGGAACTGATTGCGACGTTCTATGCAACGGTTGACCCTTCTAGCTTGGTGGCCGGGCATATCGCGCTTGCCGATGCGCACCTTGCCGAGCAGGAATTCAACGAAATCGTGAGTGTTGAGTAATGGCAAATATCTATGTCAAGTCTGGCGCTACAGGGTCGAACAACGGCACAAGCTGGACGGATGCTTACACGTCTATTGCGTCAACTTTTACGGCTGCCGCCGGTGATGTAGTGCTTGTCGCCGATACGCATTCACAAACCCTCGCTGCTGCCACGACATTCAACTACAGCAACGGCACGCCTGCGGCTCCCATCCCGGTTATTTGCGTGAATGAAGGCACTGGATTGCCAAGCACGGGCGCGAAAGTGGCTATGGGCAACGTTGCTAACGGGCATTTTAGTTGGGGGCCAGGCTCGTCTTATTTCTACGGCATAAAGTTTGAAACATTTAGTGCTTTCATCAATCAGGGTTTTTATTTCAACGTACAGCCAGCCACAAACCCAACGCTGATTATCTTTGAGAACTGCATCATGGATATGAAGGCGACAGGCTCGGCATCAAATATTTCCGTTGGGCACACGGCTAACGATGAAGATTTTGTGACGGTAGTCTTTAAGGATACTGATTACACAACATCATCTGCAAACAACGCAGTAATTTTCCGGCGTCTAGGGCGTTTGCTTTGGGATGGTGGTTCATGGACAGGCACGTTCCCGACTTCTGGTTTGTTCAAACTTGCCGGAACTGGTCAGCCTTTCCAGATAAACATGAATATTAATAATGTCGATTTGTCAGGGGCGAGCACAAACCCGATTTTCTCATCGAATATTAGCGGACAGGCAGTTTTGAGAAACTGCAAACTGGCGGCGAGTTACGTCGCAATTTCAAGCGTTACATGGGAAGATACCGAGGCGTCGTTGACGTTCTACAACTGCTCGGGCGGCGATAACCATTATGCTTTTGAGCATTACAACTACAGCGGTCAGATGGTGGTTGATACCGGCATCTATGTCAGCGATGGCGCGGAATACAACACCACGGGCAGCAAATATTCATGGAAGATCACCACGACCGCAAACTGCTCGTTTTACGCGCCCTATGTAAGCCCGTGGATTTATTCGCACAACGAAACCACCACCGCCATCACGCCATACCTTGAGTGCATGCGCGACAACTCCAGCGGCGCGGTATTTCAGGATGACGAAGTATGGGCTGAATTCAGCTACCAAGGCACCACGGGTTTCCCGCTTGGCGTGTTCGTGAATGACCGCATGGCTCTGCTCGGGTCTCCAGCCAACCAGACAGCAAGCAGCAAAACAGCATCCGACTGGACGGGCGAAACCGGGACGCCGGGCTTCTTCAAGATCGGGCCTGCCTCAAGCATCACGCCTGCCGAAATCGGTCCGCTGTCTGCCCATGTATGCGTGGGGAAGCCATCGGTCACGGTTTATGTCGACCCGCAGATTCGGACTTAAGCCATGCCGCTGATTCGGCACTATGCACCGGGAGCAGTTCAAACCAGCAGCGGACTGGTGCGGGCGGCACCGGGTGGTGGGTTTGAGAATGTAGCAGCAAGCGGTGGCCCCGCAACCTACACCCACACCGCCAGCCTCAACGCCGCCATCCGTGCCGCGCAGTCCGCCACCGCGTCGCTCTCGGCGGCGATCCTGCAGCCGAACACCGCCACCGCGTCGCTCTCCGCCGCCATCCGGCAGGCGCTGGCCAGCACGGCGAGTGTCGACGCTGCGGTGCTGCAGGCGCGCACCGCCACCGCGAGCCTCGATGCGCTGATCCAGGCGGCCGGCACCAACACCGCCACGGCGAGCCTCAACGCCGCGGTGCAGCAGCAGCGCACCGCCACGGCATCGATGGACGCCGCCATCCGGCAGGCCTTCGCCGCCAGCGCCGCGCTCGACGCGGCCATCCGCCAAAGCGGCAGCGCCGGCGCCAGCCTCGACGCAGCCGTCCGGCAGGCGCGCACCCTGCAGGCCGCGCTCGACGCCTTCATCGAAGCGCCGGGCACCCTCAGCGCCAGCCTCGACGCCGCGATCCAGGCGCCGCACACCGCCAGCGCCAGTCTCTCGGCCGCCATCGCCGCCGCGCAGACGGCCGTGGCCAGCCTCGACGCCGCCATCGCCACCCGCTACACCGCCAGCGCCAGCCTGGACGGCTACATCCACGCGGCCAGCACCATCACCGCATCGCTGGACGCGGCGATTGTGGCCGCGCAGTCGGTATCGGCGGGGCTGGATGCGTACATCACGGATGGCGCTGCCGCTGTTCTATCCGCCCCACGCACCACCTACAGCAACACCCAAACCGCAACCCGCAGCAACACCCAAACCGCCCGGAGACCGCGCGCATGACCACACGTCTCATCAGCACCGGCACCGAGCCGGTGACGGCCGCCGAAGTCAAGAGCCTGATCGCGCTCGACGGCACCGACCACGACACCCGCATCGCGCTGCTGATCCCAGCCCTGCGCCAGCAGGCCGAACAGATCACCGGGCGCAGCTTCGCCGTCTGCACCTGGCAGGCCAAGCTCGACGCCTTCCCGGCCGAGATCAGGTTGCTGTGGCCGCCCATCGTCAGCATCACGTCGATAACCTACGTCGACACCGCAGGCACCACGCAAACGCTGGCGCCGGCAAGCTACGCGGCCGACATCCACAGCGAGCCCGGCTGGGTGCTGCCCGCCGCCGGCACCGACTGGCCGGATACGTACGACACCGCCAACGCCGTCACCATCAACTACACGGCAGGCGAGGGCGCCAACGCGCCGGAAGAGGTCAAGCTCTGGATAGCCGCCCGCATCCGCGCCGACATCGACGGCTGCGACGTGCCGGATTACCTCGACGGCCTGCTCGACCGCCTGAAAGTGTACTGATGGCCTGCAAATATCCCACGCCCGCCTACAACCGGCGCGTGCAGATCCAGTCGCCCAGCGGCACAGCAGATGCCTACGGCGAGCGCACCACCACCTGGACCACCGTCGTCAGCGTATTGGCCGCCATCATGCCGCTGGGCGCGCGCGAACTGCTCGCCGCCGGTGCGCTGCACGGCGAGCTCACCCACCGCGTGCAGGTGCGCTACACCGCCGCGCTGGCCGCCGCCGACAGCAGCTGGCGCATCCTGTACGGCAGCCGCGTGCTGGTGCTCACCGGCCCGCCGCGCAACATCAACGAAGGCAACCGCATCATCGAGTTTCTTTGCGCCGAAGGGGTGGTCGAGGAATGAGCATCCACACCGACATCGTCACCGCCCTGGCAGCCGTGGCCAGTGGGCGCATCTACCCGCAGATCGCTCCGGCCGAGGCCACCTATCCGCTGGTGAACTACCGGGTGCTGAACAAGGCGCCCGTCGCCACGATACACGGCACCGTGCTCGCCACGGACTACCAGATCGTGTTCGAGTGCTGGGGCAAAACCTATGCCTCAGCGCTGGCTACCGCCGCCGCCGTGCGCGCCGCCATCGTCGCCAGCGCGCTCGACTACAGCCACATCGACGAGCCCGGCGAAGAGTTCGACGCCGGTGCCGACAGCTTCATGGAGCCGGTCTACTTCAGTTTCCTCGACCAGTAAGGTCAACCAGTAACGGGCACCCGCCCAAACAAGCCGCCAACAGGCGGTTTTTTTCGTCTGCCGCCTCCGGGCGGTTTTTTAATTCCTGAAAGGAACCATCATGGCAACAGTACGTAAATGGTCCGGCGTGGCAGTTGCCATGCAATCCGCACTGGGCACCAACAAAACGATTACCGCTATCGCCAAAGGCACCACCGCAACGGTGACGGCCACGCACGATTTCGTGGCCGGCGACTACGTAGTTTTCAACGTGCAGGGCATGTTCCAGCTCGACGGTCGCGTGTTCCGGGTTTTGTCCGTATCCACTACGGTCAGCTTCGTGATCGAGGGTACGGGTGGTGCATCGCTCGACACCACAAGCTTCGATACCTTCACGTCCGGCACCTGCAACAAGGTTACGTTCGGCACGTCGATCACCAGTGCAACCAGCATGTCTGCCAGCGGCGGCGACTTCGATTTCATCGACACCACCACAATCCACACCAACGTCAAGTCCCAGGTGCCCGGCTCGGCAAATCCGCTGTCCTACTCGTTCGACAACATCTGGGACTCAACCGACGCCGGCCAGATCGCGATGAAGTCCGCGTCCGATGCGCAGGCCGAGCGCGCGTTCAAGTTCACGTTTGGCACCGGCGGCCCGATCATGGTGTTCAACGGCTATGTCGGCTTCACCGGCGCCCCCACCGGCAGCGCGCAGGACAAGATCGTCACCCCTGCGGTGATCACGGCGTTCGGCCAGCCTGCCTACTACGCGAGCTGATGATCCATGGGCCTGGCCGAAAAAATCCGTAAATCGCGCGAGTCCACCGTCGACATTGACGGAAAAGCGTGGGCGATCCGGCGCCCCACCGACGAGGAGGCCGCGCAAATCAGCGCCAACGGCGACGGCTTGCTGGCCATCGTCAAGCGCTTCGTCATCGGATGGCCGCTCACCGAGCTGGATCTGGTGCCGGGTGGCACCGGCGTCGCCGTCCCGTTCGACAGCGAAGTTTTCGGCGAATGGGTCGCCGACCAGCCAGACCTGTGGACACCGCTTGGCATGGCCGTGCTCGACGCCTACAAGCGCCACGCCGACAAGCGTGACGCAGCGGTAAAAAACTGATCGCCTGGCTGGAGCGGTCGCAAAACCCGCTTCCGCCAGGCACCCAACAAGACACCACCGCATGGTGGCACCACTGCTGGCGCCCCGGTCAATCCATGGCGCTGCGCATCTGGAACGAAGCCCGCGGCCTCGACTGGCAGGCGCTCCCGCTGCTGATCGACATGCACGGCATCACCGACATCGACACCCTGATCGCCGAACTGGTGGCGATCCGAGAATTTCTGGAAGAACGCAACACTTAAAACCATGGCTGAAAAAATCGAAGGCCTCGGCGAAGTGCGTGACGCGCTCATCAACGTGCCCGTCGATCTACGCCGCAAGGTGATGATGAGCCTGCTGCGCAAGGCCGCGCAGCCCATCGTGCGCGCCGCCAAGGCCAACGCGCCAGTGGCGAAAAGGGCCACCAAGCGCGTGGTGCCAGGGCTCATCCGCAGAACCATGGGCGTGGCGCGCAGCAAGATCAACAACGGCCAGCGCGGCGTATTCGGCGTGTTCATCAGGCCGATCAAGCCGGCTGGCGTCAAGCGCATCAGCCGCCAGGCACGGCGCGCCGGTGCTGCCGGCCCCAACTTCGGCGACCCGTTCTACTACGCATTCCAGGAGGCCGGCTTCCATGCTGTAGGCCGCCGCAAGGCAGGCGGCGGCAGGAAGGCGCGCGCCGAGCGCGTCAAGGCATCCGGCGCGCGCTTCATCCCCGGGCTCAAGTTCATGGGCCGCGCCTTCGAGTCGCAGCGCAATGCCGCCGTAGGTATCTTCCGCACAGACGTAGTAGAAAAAATCGTCGAGTCATTCAATAAAAGGACGGAACGTTAATGGCAAACGCAGCGATCACCATCGACCTGAATGCCAAGATCGCCAATTTCGAGACCGAGCTTAA